AAAGCCTTGAAAGTTCTGTAAGTTCTTTCGGTTTTTCTTTATTCAGATTTGTATTGCTATTATGTTATTAGTATTCAGTATTTTATTGCCTATACGAGTTTTGTATGGATAGAAAAGATTATTTAACAAAGATTACAGCAGAAGATAAATATTTGATAAAGCTATTCCAAGAAGAAGTGGATAGAATAAATTTGTTATACTTAAAAGCTATTCATTCAAACGATATTACAAAAGCTAACCAATTATTAAAACAGATAAGAAAAATCAATAATCACTTAGCACAGGAATATTGAAAACGAGCAGAGGTAAGATTACCACAGGAATATGTAAAAGGTAGTTCTTATATTGATAATGTTATAGAAGCTGATTCAATATCTATACAAAACTTAACAAATGAGGTAGTAAAATCTTACTTAGATGAATTATGACCTATTCATATAGAAGCAGTAAATGCTCTTGTAGATAATTCTAAAAACTATGTAAAAGCAAGTCTTGATTGAATGGAAAGACAAGCTCTTACAATGTTAAATGAATTACAACAAACTCAGGTTAGAGAACAATTAGCGAAAGGAATAATAAGCTGAGAAGCAAGTAGCAATGAAAGGTTAGTAGATTATTTTACAAGCCAATGAATATCCTGATTTAAAGATAGAGGTTGAAAATACCGAAGTATAGATAGATATGTGGATATGCTTACAAGGACAGAAACAGCAATAGCAAATACTCAATGAACAATCAATAGAGCATTAGAATTATGAATAACAAAATTCTGAATAGTAGAAAGACCTGATTGTTGTGAAGTATGTGCTGAAATGAATGGAGATATAGTAGATATAAGAGATTGAGTTGTAGAATTACCCCCATTTCATCCTAACTGTAGAGGATATATCGTAGCAATAGTTGATGAAGAAGAATGGAGAAATAGATTAATAGAGCCTGAACAGATTAATCAGATAGAGCAACCAACAGAAGAATTTAAACTAACAAATGAGATGAAAGAAGACCAATATATACAGAAAGCAATAAGCACTATAAATAAAAAATTCAGGAATAAAGAACCTGAAATCTGATATGATAATGCTGTGGCTGTTAGTTCTTTTTCTACGGAATTGTATAAGTATTGGAATAAGTGGATAAGATGAGAAGATATAGACGCAGGTTTTTATCCTCAATTAACAGAATCCGTAACGAATACAATTTCAAAATATTCTACCTTATGTAAGGAAACATTATACCGTTGAACACCGTTACCTAAAAATGTATTTGATGAAATGGTTGCTACTAAAAAATATTCAGATAAATGATTTATGAGTTTTAGTACATCAAATTTAACAGGAATAACTTATGCAAATAATAACCGTTATTGAGATAAAGTGGCAGTAGTATTTGAGTTAGAAAACTGAAAATGATTAGATATGTCACCATATACAGTATATTCTCACGAAAATGAAGTTTTATTAAATAAGGATACCTCTTTTGATGTATTAAGTATTGAAAAAAATGGTTTCTTTTATAAAGTGAAAGTAAGGCAAATTTAGTTTTGTTCTGTTATAGAATGATAGAGATTGAATGATTTAAGATATACAAAAATACTATTAGTGTAGCTAAAGTTATTTCTCCGAAAGGAGAAGAATATCTTATTGATATAGACTACTATAATAATTTAGTAAAAGGAGATTATCCTACAAGATTAGATTATGAGAATGCTGTTGTTGAGAAATTACCAAAAGAGTTGCCGTTAGAGGTTAGAAAATACATAATATTCTCCTATATTTGAGATTTCTAAAAGCAGTTATTACCTATTAAAAAGAAGTGTTATTAAAGAAAAAAATAACACTTTTTTGTTTTTGGTTATATTACCTGCTGTTTTAATTTATTAAACACTTCAAACGATGAATCCATTCAGAAAAAGAATGCACAGAGCTTTCTTTGAAGAAAACAAAGATGGTGGTGCATGAGGAACTACTGATTCTGAGAATAAAACTCCTGACTCAGAAGCAGGTAAAGAAGACAAAAAGGAGGATAACAATATTCCTTATGAAAGATTTAAGGAAGTAAATGATAGAATGAAAACTGCTGAGGCTGAATTGCAGAAATACAAGGAAGCTGAAACTAAAAAAGCAGAAGAAGAATCTATCAAAAAGTGAGAATACGAGAAAGTATTATCACAAAAAGACCAAGAGATTGCTTCTTTGAAAAAGGAACAAGAAACTTGGAAAGCAAGGGAAACCGCCGTATCAGAGAGGAATACTCAAAGAATGGCTGACCTTGAAAAGAAATTCGGTGATAAACGAAATGATGTCAAAGTATTAGTAGATGATATTTCTGACCCTTTCGTGCTGAGTAGTAAATTAGACTCTTTAGATAAAATGTCAGCGACTACTACTTCAAAAGCACCTGAATGATGAAGTAAAATTCCATGAGGAAGCTCTGAATCAAGAAAGGAAGAACTTATGAAGAAAGCAGAAAGTTGAAGATTAACAGCTAAGGAAAGAACTGAATTGCTACAATATGCTAATGCCGAAAAATAAACTTTTTATTCTTATTTTACAAGAAAATGGCTTTACATTTATCAAGTGATTTTAACCTTAAAGAATGGGTGTCTGTTGTTCTTTTACTTACAAGAGAAGTAGCACCTTTATTAGAAAGGGCTGAAAGATGAAGTAATGTAGAAGCACCTACAATTACTTACTACGCTCAAAAGAAAGTAGCAAAAGAAGGAACTGTAAAAGCAAGTGCTTCTGCTTCTGCTACTTCAATTTCAGTAGATAACGAATTGTGAGCAAGATTATCTGCAGGATATTTGCTTATGATTGGAGATGAAAGAATTATGGTTACTGCAAAAACAGCAGGAGAAAATGCTACTACATTAACTGTAATTCGTGGTTGGGGAAATACTCCAGCAAGTGCTATCTCTGAAAATGCTATAATTAAGATTCTTTCAAAAGCTGAATCTGAATTCAAAATTACTGAAGATTATAAAGCATTCGGAGAAGAAGCCTTCTCTAATACTGTTCAGACTTTCACTAAGTCTATTTATGTTACTAAAGAAGCAGCTGCTTATAAACATAAGACTAAGGAAGACTTATTGAATGATGAAAGAGAAGCTAAATTCAACGAGCAACTTAGAGAAATCAACAAGACTCTTTATTACTGAGTATCTGTATTAGATTCTACTACAGGAGAAGTAAGAAAGACAATGGGTTGATGGAAAGAAGCTATCAATAAAGCAGGTGGATTTATCCTTGACGCACAAGGAACAATCTCAGAAGATGCTATTGAAAATGTTTTGCTTGGATTAAAGCAAAGAGGTGGAATGCCTGAAGCAATCTTCTTAAATTCTGCAACTAAAAACTTCTTCAGAAAAGTATTTAGAAATAAATTCATCGTTGAAGATAGACATAATCAAGGAGCAGGAACAAGACTTTCTTACTTCACTTCTGATGTTTTAGGAATAGACTTGCCATTCATCATTGATGACGCTATTGAAACAGGAGATGTATTTATCGGAGAATGAAGACCAGTAGTTCACGTAATGGTTGACCCTGAAGAAAATGTAGATGTATTATTTACTAACTACCGTGAGCCAACTAATTCACAAGTAATAGATGAAACTATCAAAACAACTATTACTGCTGAATTTAGAGAAGCTTCAAAAGAGGCTTTCATTACAGGAGCTTATTCTGCAAATTGGGAAGCACCTGCTAAGAAAGTAGAAGTAGTAAATACTACTGATGCACCAGTAAATACTAAAGAAGTTCAATAATCATTGAGGGAGAAATCCCTCTTTGATATTTTAGTTTATATATAAAGAAATAATGGCTTTATATGAAATAACACAGGATTGTCGTATTGCTAACAAAGAATATCAGAAATGAGATGTAGTTAGTGATACAGAGGTTGGTTGATTCTATCCTACTGTTATGACACCTACTAATTGACAACCTAAGAAAGTTAAAGAGGAAGAAAAATCTGAATTAACTGATGAGGAAAATGTTAAAGTGGAGGATGAGGTAGAAGAAAAACCTGCCAAAAAACAACGGAAAAGAAAATAGTTTTATATCAATATGTTATTAACTAATGACTCTAAATGCACCATTGAATCCTTGACATATGATTCCAAACTCTATGGAAGTATTCATAGCAAAGAAATGGAGCGATAACTTCTTACAGTTAGGTTTCTATAAAGACCAATCACTTGCTAATGCAGGAGAAACTACAGAAGATGTATACTCAAACTGAAAAATCAAAAAGATGAAAGATTGAGATAAAATCACTGTAAGTATTACTCCTCACGAATTGACAGTTGAAAAACTCGCAATTCTTCAAAGTGGTTTAGTAGAAGTTCATCCTTGAACTGTTAGTGCTGAAGTAGAATATTGGAATCCAGGAGAATGGAGTTTTGATAAGGATATAATCCTACAATACTCTAATGCTGATTGAAGTGCTATTGAACCAACTTCAATTACTGCTTTAATTAATTGAAGCGAAGTAGCTCTTACAAAAGATACTGATTACCAGATAGGAGCTACAATGTTCTGAGCAACTTATATCAAATTGCTTACAGGAGAAACAGGAGCAAAATTAGATGCTAATTCTCCAACTTCAGTAAGATTAACAATTACTTATTCATCAACAAATGCTAATGCTAAGGTTATGGACCATAAAGCAAATGCTTTGGCTGAGCCTTTCGTAATGGTATTGAAGAATGAATACAAGTATAATGGAGAAACTAAGAAAATTACTACTTACTTAGATAATTGTCAAGCAAGTAAAGCAACTATTCAGCAAATAGCTGATGATGATGATACAACAGCTTGATTCCCTGTAGAAATTACAGGTACAGTTATTAAGCAGGATTTTGAGTGATTCTCTTTGACTTCAGAATAATATAAACTAAACGAAGAAGACAGGAAGTGGTTTGATATAATCACTTCCATAAAATAGCATACAGGTTTTCTTCGTTTGCCTGTGTGCTTTTTTATAAGATAATATCAATAAAATGGCTA